CCTGCCCCGTGGTGGATATAGACGTGGAAATCCCAGCCGTGGACGTTGTCGTCGCCGATCAGCCGGGCCTCATAGGCCTGCTTGACGGCGGCTTCCATCCGCTCGCGCTCCAGCACATATTCGCCGCGCAGATAGATGTAGCAGGCGTGGGCCTGCATCGCGAAGCTGGCGATCAGCGCGCCTTCGATCAGCAGGTGCGGATCATGACGCATGATCTCGCGGTCCTTGCAGGTCGCGGGCTCGGATTCGTCGGCGTTGATGACCAGATAGTGAGGGCGATCCTTCACTTCCTTGGGCATGAACGACCACTTCAGCCCGGTCGAGAAACCGGCGCCGCCACGGCCGCGCAGGCCCGAGGCCTTGACGTTGTTGATGATCCAGTCGCGGCCAAGGTCCAGCATGTCCTTGGTGGCGTTCCAGGCCCCGCGCTGCTTCGCCCCCTCTACGCCCCAGTCATGGAAGCCGTACAGGTTGGTGAAGATCCGGTCCTTGTCTTCGAGAATGCCGACCATGGCCCTCAGAGTCCTTCCGCCAGACGGCGTTTGTGGTGGCGGGTGCGCATCCAGATGGCGGCGATGACCATCGCCCAGCCAGCCGCCAGCATGAAGTAGGAGACGTTGACCGCCCACGGCCCGACCACGCCCTGACGCGAGATCAGGATCAGCATGGCGGCGCCGACGACCATGGCCAGGCCCCCCGCGCGCAACGGACGTCCCACGCCCCGCAGTTCCTTGCGATAGGCCGCGCGGCCCTCGTCGGTGTTCAGATCGGGCGGCGACATCAGGCCGGGGCCTTCTCGACCGGGGCCGGATCGCTGTTCGGCAGTTTCTTGATCGGCTTGGCGGCCGAGCCGTCATACAGTTTGGCGTCCAGCAGGGTCTTGGCCCCGCCGGCCGGCGCCGCATTGGTGCGATCGATGTAGGAACCGCGTTCCGGCGTCTTGCCGGCGGCGAAGTCGTCGATGATCTGGCCGATGGTCTCGGGCGTCAGGTCCTCGAAATAGTAGTCGTTGATCTGGGCCATCGGCGCATTGGAGCAGG